TTTGTTGGTATAGAAATGATGGAAAGTAAGATAAACGGTTCTTTTAAAGATATTGCAACATTAATTACTGCATATAATAATTTAAAAGAAAATTATAAAATTGAGGATTGGACAGAAGAAGAGTTCGAAGAGTCTGAGAAGAAACACCATGTAAGACGTTCATTCGAACTAATGTATCGTAATTTAATGGACGGTGGTCGTGCAAGTACGGCAACCATTGAATACATGCAACAGTATGGTGTCCATCCACAGGTGGGGTTTGTGGAAGTACAGGGGTACATATCAGTCGTAAACGAACTGATTTCAAAACAACAAATACCACATTCAAATCATCTTGAAGAGTTTTTAGATGCTATGGCAGATAAATACTATAAAGAATCGGATAAGACAACGCAACGTATTTTTGGGAAAGAGAATATCACTAACTCAGAAATCATGAGTCTGATGGATAAAAAAGATGGTGAATCTCAGCAATCTGAGACAGATTAAACAAGACCAACAAGGTACTGCAGGATTAGATTCTTCGGAGGTGTCTGCACTTTCGGGGAGTGGTGTGGAAGTATTCGATACAATTGATTCTTTACCCAGTATAGGTATTGGTGCAGGAGATAAAGCATTAGTTGAGAATGTAAATAGATTATACGTTTCTGACGGTAGTGGTTGGTATAATATAGATATTGCAACTGGATTTACTCCGCGTTGGGATTCTGGTGGAGAACCAGATGCAACATATTCTATTGTGGATTCTCAAACCCCATTAATAGTTACTGCAAGAGCAGTGGACTCGGATGGCACTACTCCAATAAATCAAAGTTTTGTATCTGACTCAGCTCAATACATGGCAACTATATCTAATGATTCTTCAGTATGGACATTCACTCCAAAAACAAAAGTTCAAATTGGAACTGCAGTCGCTGCAGGTAATCTGACAGACTCTAACGGAGACTTCATCTATACATTTAAATGGTCAGATGGCATAAACGTTTTATCAAAAGCGGTTACTATTTCATATAGAACAACAGCTAGTTTTGCTTATCGCGGTACGAGAGCATGGGGTACAGGTGGTACAAGGTATGATGAAATCGGTGGTACGTATGCTGGCCCAGTTGGTGGTGGATCAACTGATGTTCATTATTTTGATATAGTAACTAGAAGTAATAGTACTGAAGTTGAAGGAATACTTTCTTACTTACCTGACGTAAATAATGGATCTGCTGGTTTCATAGCAGCAAGTACCACTGGATCTAAAGCAATAACAATTGCTGGTGCACGTAGTACTACTTGGGTAGAGGATATTCATACATTTGATACAGTAACATTAGCTAACTCGACATCTTTTGGCACTTGTGGAACTGATTTACATGGTACGCAAGGAATTGGCACGTGTAATGATGGATTTAGAACAGTTGCACATGCTAGTCGCAATCATGGTGCTAGTACTAATTTATACAATAAATTACACTATATAACTAATGCTCAAGAAGGTAATTCTACAGAATTTGGTGAATTAACATATTCACCAGACAAAGCAGCATTAACTAATGATGCAACAAGAGGTATAATTTGTGGCGGTAATGCTGGAACATATGGATTTAACACAGTTAATTACATAACTATTCAAACAGTTGGTAATGCCACATCTCAAGGATCGCTTGATCAAAGTGGTGGTTATAGATTACACGCTGTTACAGGTGATGATACATATGCAGTAATTGCAGGTGGAAGAATTGGTATGCCAGGCGGAACTACGGCTAATCTTCATTGGAAAGGGATGAAGTATTTAAATATTCAATCTTTGGCAGATGCCCAGACTTTTGGTAACGTGAACAAAGGTAGAAACAAACATGCTGCCACAAGTGATGGAACAACTGGCGTTGTATGGGGTGGTAATATGTTAACGGCTGATAACGGAGGGTCAACTGGTTCATACTCACTCTATGCTGAATATTTTACTATACAGACACCAGGCAATGCTACAGACTTTGGTTTTCTATTAAATCATGGCGGAGATTATCCAGCCTTTGGATCAGGTGCGGCGGCATAAATAACTTTACATTATACAAATATTGTGATATAATAACTTTATGATTGACTTGAAACAGATACATGAAATGTGGTCTAAGGACTGCGAAATAAATCAGATACGACTTGATGAATCATCACGTGTGACTCCTATGTTACATGCTAAGTATCTGGAACTTCTATCCCAAACAAAACTCATGTTGAAACGTGCAGAGTTTGCACAGAAGTCTTTGTTGAAAGACAAGTGGTTATATTACAATGGAAAGATGTCTCAAGAAGAGTTGGAAGAGAAAGGTTGGGAACCAGATCCTTTTAACGGTCTAAAGATACTCAAAGGTGAAATGGAACACTACTACAATTCAGATCCAGAGATACAGAAGTCTGAAGAGAAGATAGAGTATTACAAGACTGTGATTGAGACGTTAAGTGAGATTATAAATAATCTTAACTGGCGACATCAGACAATAGGTAATATAATTAAGTGGAAGCAATTCGAGTCAGGAAACTAAACCATTCCGATTTACAAATTGAATGTGACAGTGGTACAGCGCAAGAACTAAACGAATACTTTTCGTTCTTCGTGCCTGGCTATAAGTTCATGCCTGCATTCCGCAATAAATTGTGGGATGGTAAGATACGTCTCTTCACACTAAGAGAACGTACACTACCCGCTGGGTTGTACTATCATCTTTTGGAGTTCTCTGACAAGAGACAGTATAACCTATTAGCAGAGGAAAGTCAATACGGCAAACCAGACGATAGAACTCACATCAAACCTAGAGTTCTTACTGAATTTTTAAATGATTTAGATTTACCATTCCCATTGAGAGACTATCAGTTTCAATCGGTGGGAGAGGCGTTGGTTCGTAAACGTGCAATTCTATTATCACCGACAGGTTCTGGTAAGTCATATATGATCTATGCACTTGCAAGGTTCTGGTTGGCAATGTTAACTGATGGTCGGTCATATCCTAAAGGTGGTAGAGTATTGGTCATTGTTCCTACTACTTCATTGGTAGAACAGATGCACAGTGACTTTATAAACTATGGTATGTCGGAAGGTGGAATGCATAAGATATACTCTGGTAAAGACAAAGCAGTTGACTCCGCAATCGTAATATCTACATGGCAGTCTATCTACAAAATGCCTAAAGTGTGGTTCGAACAATTTGGGTGTGTCTTTGGTGATGAGGTACATGGGTTCAAGTCAAAGTCATTGATGAACATAATGAACAAATGTACAGAAGCAGAATATAGATTTGGAACAACAGGAACACTAGATGGATCACAAACGCATGAGTTGGTTTTACAAGGACTATTCGGGAAGATATATAAAGTCGTCACTACGAAGCAATTACAGGACAACGATACTCTTGCCCCGCTCACTATCAGGAGACTCATTCTTTCATATGGACGAGAGTTACGTAAAACTTTCGGGAAAAAAACCTACCAAGAAGAAATTGACTTTATCGTTGGCCACGAAAAACGGAATAAATTTATCAGGAACCTAGCACTAGACTTAGAAGGTAATACACTAGTGTTATTCAATTATGTTGACAAACATGGTAAACCTATACATAACTTAATAAGAGACAAAGCAGAAGACAGAAAAGTATACTTTGTATCTGGTGAAACTAATACATCTGACAGGGAAGCAATACGAGGTATTGTAGAGGGAATGGATAATGCAATTGTGGTTGCATCACTCGGTACGTTTTCTACAGGTATAAATATAAGAAACCTACACAATATAATCTTTGCATCACCTAGCAAATCGCAAATTAGAGTGTTGCAATCTATTGGTAGAGGCCTAAGAAAAAGTGATGATGGAAGGGAAACCACATTGTATGATATTAGTGATGATATTAGTTGGATGAAGAGAAAGAATTATTCTCTGTTACATTCTGAAGAACGAGAAAAAATATATAAAAAAGAACAGTTCAATTGTAAAACGGTAGTGATAGATCTATGAAACTAAGACAATTTAAATTAACTAACAACGATGAAATTGTTTGTGAGGTTATAGATGTTGATGAGACTGATAACCAAAATGGAGATATCATTGCTCGTAAGATCTTAAAAGTATTTCATGCGGAAGACTTTGATCAGAACGTCAGATATTATTCTTTCAAACCTTGGGTTTCATTCCAAGAGGATGTAAACGAATTGAGTGCAATCAATCCAGATCACATTCTCGCCGAGGCGACACCCTCTTCCATACTCAAGTTACATTTCAAAAATGCCCTCGACATCATTCTAGAATCTCAAGACATGAAGGATAAGAGAAGCCTTAACATAGATGAAGTCATGATGGATACAACAGATATGTCAAGAGATGAGATCGCTGAGTATCTACAAGATAAGTTTTATGAGGATAGGTTGTTAGAATCACACATGGATCTTGATTCGGGAGACACAAACATTATACATCTCTTCCCGCCCTCAGATAAGATACACTAGTATTCCCCCCTATCCTAAAGGCGCATATTAATTATACACCTATTTTACGATTCTGTCAAGCATTATTTTTATGTTTGAAATAAAAAAATAACATTTTACATTACCTCATTTTTTTGGTATAATATAGTTATGAAAGGAAATTGAAATGCCACGAAAAAATAGAAAAAGCGAACACTACGTTAATAACGCTGATTTTTCTCAGGCAGTTGTCAGTTATGTCAAAACAGTTAACGAAGCAAAGCAAGCAAGTAAGACTCTTCCAATAGTACCAAATTATATAGCTCAGTGTTTTCTCAGTATCGCTGAAGGTTTGTCTCACAAATCTAATTTTATTCGCTACACATACCGCGAAGAAATGGTCATGGATGCAGTTGAAAATTGTTTGAAAGCAGTAGAGAACTACGACATAGAGGCCGCAACCCGAACTGGTAAACCAAATGCGTTTGCATACTTTACACAAATAACATGGTATGCGTTTCTACGCAGGATTGCCAAAGAGAAAAAACAACAAGACATTAAATTAAAATACCTAACAAGATCTGGAATAGAAAGTTTTGTTGATGGTGACATGAGTGATGACTACGCAATGAATGTAGTTGGATCTTTTGTTGACACACTCAGAGATCGTATAGACAAAGTAAGAACACAGGATACAGAAGTGAAAGCATTTGCTAAAGAAGAAAAACAAAGAAAGAAACGTGCAGTACATGCCGACTCTGATCTATCGGAGTTTCTTAAATGAAGGTAGCAGTACTCAATGACACTCACTGTGGTACTAGAAATAGTTCTGATATCTTTCTTAATAATGCTGCTGACTTCTATAGTAAGGTCTTCTTTCCTTATTGTAAAGAACATAATATTAAGCAGATTGTTCATCTTGGTGATTATTATGATAATCGTAAGTTTATGAACTTTAAGGCACAGAACCATAGTCGTAAATCATTTCTAGATCCTATGCGTGAACTTGGTATGCGAATGGATATTATTCCAGGCAACCATGACACGTATTACAAAAATACAAATGATTTAAATTCTCTGAAAGAACTACTTGGTTACTACATGAACGAAATCCATATCATTATGGAACCCACAGTCATGGAGTACGGATCTCTCAAGATGGCAATGATCCCTTGGATCAACCAAGAGAACTATGACGATACTATGAAGTTCATTAAGAACTGTAAGGCTGATTGGTGTGGTGCACATCTTGAACTAGATGGTTTCGAAATGATGCGTGGTATCAAGAACATACATGGTATGGATCGTAAGATCTTTTCTAAGTTTGAGAAGGTACTGACTGGTCACTTCCATGTAGGATCACAACAGGATAACATATGGTATCTTGGATCACAAATGGAGTTCTTCTGGTCTGATGCTCACGATAAAAAATACTTTCATGTAATAGACACAGAAACTAGAGAAGTGGAAAAGATTATAAATCCACATACTTTATTTCATAAAGTGCTTTACAATGACGACAAAATAGACTATAATAACTATGACGTATCACAGTGTGCACAGAAGTTTGTGAAGGTTGTGGTTGTCAATAAGAAAGACACATTTTTATTTGATCGGTTTATTGACCGTATTCAAAACGAGAATATACACGAACTAAAGATTGCAGAGAACTTTCAAGAGTTCACAGGTGAAAATGTACATGATGATAACATGGAGTTTGATGATACACCAAAGATCGTAGATTCATACGTTGATGGTGTAGATACGGATCTGGACAAAGACAAGATTAAGATTCAGATGCGAGAACTCATGACTGAAGCACAGGCACTGGAAATTGCATGATAAGATTTAAAGAGGTAAACTGGAAGAACTTTCTGTCTACAGGTGATAAGTGGACA